CTCTTATGCTTTCGCGGGTCAAAGCTTTGTTTTGCGGCTGTGTTTGAATATCATCGGGCGCATATCCGCGATCCGCGTTTTTATTCATCATGTATTCAAAAAACTCGACGCCACTTGCGTCCGTCATAATATTAGACACTTTTTGAAAATGCTTTTCGTCAACGTTAGCAGATACCCATTTATTGACTTTATCAATTCTGTTGTTGGCGTTTTCGCCTAGCTTTTCAATTTCAGCGTCATAGCTAACTTGAGTTTTTTGATAAACGTCAGAAATAAGGCTTTTAAAAGCATCTTCTCCAACATTGTTGGTTTTAGCCCATTCTCGTAAAGTTTTGTCTACTTCTTCTGGTGGAGATTCAAAACCTTCGGGGTACGCATAGCCATCAAGGTCTTCTGGTACGCCAAGAGACTTTGCGTAATCTGACGCAGCTTCCGCTTTGACTTCTTCACGCAAATCATCTGTTTTCTTTGAATACGCCCCGTATAATTCGTTATACGCTTTGGCTTGATCTTCGGGCGAATTAAATTTCTCCAATAGCCAATCTGGACGAGAACCTTCTTCCGATGCGGGTGCTTCCGCATCGGGCTGGAACATCGACCCAGTATCTTGTGATGTTTCTTCTGAGGTAGTGGCAGCTTCTTCAGTCATTTATTTTCCCTTGGGTTTGGTTTTACGTCTGTGATCAAGAATGCCAGCTAAACGCCTCATGCCTTCTTGCATTCGTAATTCTGCATCTGTGCAGGACGGGTGCATTATGGCATTAATGGATATGGATTTAATGTAATCCATAACAGCGTCACCATCATCGGTATTTAGAACGTTTCGGCAGACAACGTTTATTTGTTCTTCGGCTTTAGGGGAGCGAACATAACCATCGACAGAATTTTCAGCCAGTGATCGAACTTCCTCAATTTTTCGCTTAACGGCGTGTTGGCTCAATAGCCTTTACCGCCACCGCTTTTGCCGCCTTTTTTAACTGGTTTTTTCTTCATTGCATTAATCCTTGTGGGTTTGCTGCTTCTTGTTGTTCTATTTGCGCTTGCTGCATCATTTCGGCTTGCGCTTGCATAGCTTGCATTATTTCATCACCAGATTTATAAAGCTTGGTTTCCAAGCCCATACGTTCCTGCATCCAAGTATGAAGTTCTGGCATGTTATACATTTGCGTTGCTGTTTGAGGCCCAAACACCTGTGCGCGTATTTGAAAATCTTGCATTAGCTTTTGCACATCTTGACCGTGTTGGGCTTGTGCTAATGGAGATATTGCTCTGATTTGAATAGCGCGACCATTTACTACTGGTAACTGAATATCGCCGCGTTTTTCTAAAATGTACAACGCTCTACGCATGTAAGGCTGAATAAACTCATAAAACACCCGCGCAAATCCAGAGGAAGTGCGGTGAGCTAAATCAGCCATACGCTCAGATACTTCGTAAGCTGTAGCTGGTGTTTTGTTTGGATCAGACAGCATATCATTATACATGGCGCGTTTAATGTTTAGGCGTTGATCGCCTAACACTACGTCCTGCATGTTGAAATTACCTGTACTTCCAGTAATTGGCTCAAGTCCACGCGATCCAATTTCCTTGGTAATTATAGTCCCTGGCAACAATGAAATATTGTCAGCATTTACTGTGCCTTCGTTGTCTGTTTGGTACATGCCAACAATCGACATTGCTGCATTTTCCAAAATCATTTCGACCATTAGGTTTGTAGTTCTAATGGCCCCCATTGCATTAAGCAGTGGACCACGCCCCCAAGTTTCTCCAGCGGCTGTAGACCAACGAAATGCAATAAACGGATTTGCTCCTGCGCCTTCCATTTTGCGAGATTGCAGAATTTCACTATGATTTTCGCACACAACAACACTGTAATAACATTCTTTGTCTGTATTGGTGTAATCGCGATATGTGTATTCAATAATATCCAGTTCTTTATCTGCACTGTCAGATATATCAGAATACGTTTTCATCATATCTTCGCGCTTCATATCAGGATAGCGCATGGGCAAATGTTGGGCTTTAACTTTATTGCACCGATACACACCGCCAATCATATCGTCAGCGCCACGCTCAAGATAAACGTCTGTTATTGGTATGGCTCTGTGATGAAACGCAGAATCTCCTGTACCTTCTTCAAACAAAAGAACGCCTGTAGAAATAGCCATATCGTGTAGGCTTTCCGCAGTTTCTTGAGCAAAGTTAGAGTTCCAAATTTCTTCAAATACAAACTTGTTAATTTCGTCTAAATCACGATCTACAGCTTTTTTATCTCTGGGATCAATCATTGAAGACGCATCAAGTTTAACAAACTCAGTAAACGGCGGCATTAGGCCAGCTTGCATTCTGGACACAAATTCTGACACTGCATTAGCGCCAGTTTCGTCAAATATGTCTTCTGCTTTGTCTACTGGATTAAGATTATAAAAACGTTTGCGCGCTGGCATAGTTAGACGCAAAGCATCGTCGTATAGACCTTCTAGTCTTTGCCGTTCATGTTTTGCATGATTGCGGCGTTCTACGATTGTTTTAGCGTCCATTATTTAATTTATCCTGTAGAAAAAAATGATCTGCCAGCAAACAAGCCACCACCGCCTTTAAATTTACTGCTTGTATTCATAGCGCCGCGCCGAGACGCATATTCTTCGTTTCTGGCTGATACGGCTGCTGAACTAGATTTAGCTGATTCACCCGCTGCAACTTTTTTAGTTTCTGCTGACGCTTTTTCTGCTGCCGCTTGCTGGCGATTAGCTGTTTTTTTAGATTGCTTTACTGAATGAATTGTAGCTGCGCCAGTCATAGCGGTAGCTATTGCCATCAGTGTAATAGGTTCCATGCCCATAACATTGCCCTCAAAGTTAACACAGTTATCGGGACGCTTCGCTTATCAGGGCTTTAAGTCAAGCCTATCTACCTCTGGAAAGAATAGACTGCCTGTTTTGCTGTCTAGCGGTCATAGAACTGCCGCGATTAAACAGGTTTTGCTTTCTGTCTGCTTGAATAGATGGTTTGGCGTGGGGATTACGCCCAATGATTTTCTTGCCGTAGCCCATACGCAAAAACATGTATTGCTCTGCATCGCTAATGTGGCTGTAAATTGATTTTTTGTCGATTTCTTCCCGATCTTTAAGATAAGAATACCCGCCTTTTTTGGCGTTTAGCAAATACGTGCAATTTGGAGATATAAAATACGCTGGTCTTCCGTCTATAAGTGTATTTAGCTGAGTTTCTACAGCCCCGACACGAATAATAGGATCATTAGACCAAGCTGGCTGAACATCTAGTCCTGCTGCTTTAAATACTTGGTATGGCGTAACGCTATCGGTTGTAGCGCGGTCTTCGCCACGCGGATCGCCTGTCATTACAATAGGGTATCCGTAATAATGCTCTTTAATGTGATTGCTAAGAAGATCAGCAAACTGTTTGGCATTTGTATCTCTTGTTACCAGTTCGTCAAAAACCCGTACTTGGCCCCTTACATCCTGACCAAATGACGCCGCTGGAGTTAATCCAAAGTCCACACCTATATGAATAGGCAAGCCTTCTGTTGCACCAAATTGCTCGTCGGCAACGTGCATTTTTTCAGAAAAGCCGCGATATACAGGACGCCCAGCAAATATGCGTCCAATATTGTTTTGCAGCATATTTCTAATCCAATCGCGGGTCTGTCCGTGAAGTAGATCAGTGTAATACGTTACATCTGTAAATTTAGCGTTTTCTCTGTCTGGATTTAATTCATATCCAACCAATTCACCGCTTGGCCCAAACTTATCTACCACCGCTGGCGGCTGAGTCATAAATGTCCAGTTTTCGGGCTTTATAAGCGTAAGCCTGTCATCTTCTGTCATCCAATCTGGCGCCTCTGCCTGACCAGACATAATAGCCCACCAGTGTTCTTCGTGAGGCGCGTTTGTGTCCATAATCACACAGGAACGTGTCGGACCCCCTTCAATCATGCGGGGGTATCGCTTTACTCTAGAAATTGCGGCAGTTACGATTTCACGGCTAAGTTCACGCGCCTCGTTTATCCATATAGCAGTAAACTCAAACGACAGCAATTTTCTAACGTCTTCATCGCGATCTAAAGCCAAAAACCAAACCTCGGCTTCAAGATCAATTTCTGGAATGCGAATATCTTGGCGAAACGGCGCTCTCCACCTTACTTTGCCAAAATCATTCTCAGGAAGCCAATCCAACCACGTTTTCATAGTTGTTGTTTCTAATTGCGGCGTAGTATTACGAATTACGCCCAATCTAAACTTGCGTGGCCCAGTTTTCTGGCCTGTTTTTAGATTAATGCTGCGTTCTTGCCCCAGCATTAATCTTAAACACTCAATTACACAGCACACAGACTTTCCAGAGCCAATTGGCCCCTGCAATCCGCGAACAAATGACGGATCAGACATAAATTTTACAATAGTCTGCCCGTCTGGTGTGTAATTTACGTCGACCAAGCCATTAATCCCATTATTGCTACTACAGCGTTCATAGCTAAAACGCATTGAAGTACATCCAGCCTAGACTTGTGCTTTTTTTGCAGACTTTGCAGCTTTTTTTTGTAGTAAACTTCTTCTGCGCTGACACAAATTACGGCGTTTTTTCTTAATTCACTTAAAGATCGGTGAATAAAGCGCACATCTTCGGCATCTAGTTCAAAACCAGCTTTAAAATGGCTGGCTACCTCAATTCTCTCAGAAAGAGTTAAGGCTTTGTCAGTTACGTCAATCATGGCAGTGATCATCCTGTAAGTTGAAACAAATAATTAGTATGTTTCAAATTACTGGTGGGGCTATTGGCCCATTCGCCCAGACAGTCGTTGCGCCTGATGCTGTTACAGAGGGTGTGGTAAGCGAAGCAGATGCAAACATAGATTGTATTAATTGATTTGCCTTTGATCCAGACCTCTGACCGCACAAAACGTAAACCACGTTTCTTTTTTCAGTCGGAAAAGGCGATGTAAACTTTTTCATCTCAAACCTGATCTTGTTGCTCTAAGCCTGTTGCGCTGCAATTCCTTTTTCTGCGCGTCAGTCAACATGGCCATTAATTTTCTAGGCGCACCGCGAGTAACTTTAACCTCATGCCCTGATGCTCTAACGCACCAAAAACCATCCAGATCAAAAAACCCACCCCCCACTTTAAACAAACACCCGTTAGGCAAACGATCTGTTTTTGCGGAAGTCTTTATGCCTTCCTTTCTAGTCTCAATGCTTTCTTCGTATTTCACACGCTTAACTAACTGACGATCTCCGCGCACAGACATAGCAGGAGGCAAAGATACTCCGCGCTTTTGCTGGGGAATAGATACGGTCTTGTTAGAAAAGAATGTCATTCAGCCATTTCCGCACCTAAAGCCAAATAGCCCATGCCGTCACGATTACTGTCTTCGTGATACCCATTCATCAGCCGACTAACCTTTAACAAAAACAACATATAAGTTACGTCATACGGCGTAAATTCCGTCCCCTTATACATAGTCCACAATTTAGCTATCTTACCAAAGCTCTCGTCAGGTGATCCGTAAGTTGTTTGCCGCGGCCCAGTAATTAATGCCGCAGCCTCCATTAAAGCCTGCTCACCCTTATTCGGCATCTTGTTCATCCAAAAACCTCAACTTCTTTTCGTAAAATGGATTGTCTTCAGATCGGGCCAAATCTCGACGCTCCTTAGCGTTCTCCTGATGTTCAGCACAAACCCACATATAACCTTGCCTCTTTAACGGAATGTCCTCAGAGCGCCCACCGTAACCAATTCCAAATGGTGCTGGCTTTCCACAGAATAAACATAAATAACTCTTGGGCTGCATTTTATACGGGCTTGTCGGGTCACAGGGTAATTGCTTCGCTTTTTCCCCCCGTACCCCCTTTAGCTCTCTCCCTGTATATCTGTTTCTTCCTCAACTAACTTCTGTCCATCAATCACTATGCCTGTGTCCGCACTGTTTAAATTAATGGATATGTTCACATCCCTATTACCTGTGCTTGCTTCCACCGCTGTAGCCTCGCCAGTGTAGCCTGCTCTATCCAGCAAGTCCGCTGCTGCTAACTGCCTGACGTTCTCTGATCTGGCACTGGTAGCCAAGCTAACCATGGTCTGTAAGCCTACTCTGGCTCCATCCAGTAGGTGTTGCCTGATTGCTACTTGAACCCCAGCCTTACCTCTATCTGATCTCAAGAAGTGCGAACATGTTGATCTTCCAGCATAACCGCACTCTTTGGCTATCTCGTCTATGTTCAAAGTGGATGTTGCGCGTAATGTAATAGCTAAAGACTGTCTTGCGTCTAACTGCTCGCCATCTGGCAATGTTAATGGCGTGATTTCATCTAATGTAATAAGATCGTTCATGCGTCGATGTTAAGTCCAAGTAAGTGAGCTTTATATGCCGCGTCGGTGCTCGTTATTGTCACTTGTTCGCTTTGCTTAGCGTTCGATCCTCAATGGTGTGGCCTCCGGCCCCCAAACCCCCGGTAGAGAAGGGTATCGGCCACATCATGTTGCGTGTCAATATGGCAATTTTACCACATGTAGGTAAACTGAATGGAAACCGTTGATTGATTCACATAGGACATAAGTTCGTCGTATTTATTCTCAGCAATTGCTTATGGGCAATGGCCGCTCTGTCATCAAAGACTAAGCCGAACTATGTCCGTCTTATCCCTGCGGGTGACTGCCACTATTGCGGGCTTGTTGCTACAATAGCATTCCCTCTGACAAGCTGGCTCGGCCTGACGGTCTTCAAACCGCGTCCTTTTTTACGCGTAGACACGCTTTATGTAAAAAACTCCAAGCTAGGCCAGTGAAGATTTTGCTACTCAAAATCGACCTGTTTGAAGATTGTTCCCTGTGTCCAGTAGGGCACAGTTAACAACCTCGTCTCAGCTTGGTCAGACTCACCGTTCCCTTGGGCCTCTCATCTACCGCGTGAGGCACCGTCACGGAGGCCCAAGTATCACTATGAAGAATATGCGTTGATACATTGGGCTGATTGCGCAGACGCGACCCCCGCCTATTAGTGTTCTTGCTACCATCCTCGCTTCGCTGCGGGTGGCGAACACAGGCGGTGCGGCGCAGAGCGCCTTATAATGAGTGAATTGAATATCTGCTTACAACTCTTTCGGAGTTGAGGCGCAGATGGCTTTTTTACTAGCCATAAAAAAAAGCCAGTTCAATCCACCCACACACACACATCATTGGATTATTACCTCCGGTATGGCCCGTATTTCTGTAAAAATCAAAGTGCCGCGATTTTTTAAGAACATTTTTACTTGTTTAGATTAAAAATAGCTTGCTGAGCCGTGAAGAACGGCTTTGATTTGCGTGTGATGCCGCACATTTCGCCAGCAAAAAGCTGGGTGAAATGATTGGCGATCCCCCTTTCCAGAAATCCTGAGTGATTGCGGATGCAACATTCACAATAATGTGGGTGTTGTTTTGAAAGGTTATGTTATGAATTTGTTCACGTTTAAGAAATACCCGTTGCTTTCAACGTTTGTCAAAATTGAACTTACAGCGTTAGCTATTGTCGTTGTTCTGTTTCTTATCGTTGCTGGTCTTGCATTAGCACCGCTGCGCCTACTGGCACTTGGTATTGATATATCATTCAATGCCGCTTTGCCTCACGTTAAATCAGCGTTGCAGTATCGTCCCTCTTTCAAGCGGGGTCGTTCATAATGACTTACAATATTGTTTATGAAGTACGTTATTTTAACCGTCATGGTTTTAAATATCACACTAAGTCTTTTGACTGTAATCACGAAGCTGAACGTTTCTTCCAGCTGAATACTGAAATAGCTGGAAAGCTTGTTGATAAGGTTCAAGATACCGATCACGGTCTTCCGACTTACATCGACAATATTGCAATTGATGATCGCACAGGTGAATCATTTGCAACCGTAGCGAGTTGGACTCACAAATCGCACGAATTTCCTAATACATGGCATGAGTTTTTCAATGGATGACACTCACGCAAAAGCATACGCGACTGATGAAGAACTCATTGATCTTCTTCGACGCAATGACGGTGACGTGGGCGATATGTTTCGCCCCGTTATCGAACCCACCATTACATTTAAATCTCGGCCCAAACCCAACACTTGGGCTGATGATCCAGACTTCGACAAAGAGCCTGCTGATTGGTTTGCTGAACAATTTAATCTTTGGAACGAATGAAAGGACACTAAATGATCGTCAAATCATCAAGCTGGATAGCAAAAATGCCGTTTAAGTTTCTGCTGATCCTTCCAGTTCGTATGGGGTTAGACACAACCTCATATGTAAAAATATCAATAAAATAAATTGGCTAGTTGATCGGCAAACAGCAGATCAAGGGGGGCGCTACGCTGACCCCTTGACTACTGGTTTGCTCGATCACTCAGCCTGTTTGTTACTAAATCAACTTAAATCTTAATCAAAAAGGAAGCCAACCATGGCACGTAAAACTATAGCATCTTTAGAGCAAACAATCGTCGAACTTGAGTCTAAGTTAAACAATTCGCAACTTACTATTGCGTCAAGAATGTCATCAATCACTACACTTCAAGATAAGAACGGTGTGCTTGTTGCTGACAACAGAAATCAAGCTATTCGTTTGGAAAATGCAGAAATCTTTTTCCACAAACAAAAATCAGTAATTGCAGCTTTAGAAACTGAAATCGGAGTTCAAAAAGCAAAAGTCACTGCTGCAAATGACGCAACAACGTCGATGGACATAAACTCTGCGTTTGATTCTATTGCAGATTATATGAACCAACGTGGCTGGGGATGGGATCGTGATCTTGTCCCGCCACGCATGGGCAACATCAACACATTGGCATTCAGTCAAGGCCAGGTACTTAACAAGTTCTGTTATGCACTTTCTGACGTTGCTGTTGGTGCCAACGAATATCATCAAAAGCTTGCTCAAAAGATTGTTGTTCGCGTTACAGAAGAAGGCACTTCACACGGCGGTCAGACATTAGAAAACCTGACAGGCCAAGCAGAACGCGCATACAATCAGCGTCTAGCTTGTGACGAGTTGCTAGAAGCAGCTATGGACGCTCACGAAAAAGCACTTGAGCGTAAATTCGATGTAACGTCTGCCAAGGCTAACATCACCGCTCGTCGTGCAAAATATCAAGACGATCAGCCACAAGTTAATCAAAAAGAAGCTACTAAATCTGACCTTATGGCACGGATTAAAAATGCTGGCATCGATCTACCAGAAAGCACACCACCAGTAACTAGCGACCCTCGTATGGAGGAAGCACCTGAGTTTGCAAAGCTGGATACGGACGATGATAAAATTGCTGATTATCTTAACGGTATCAAAAGCAACGCACCCTCTGCGGAACTTAATACCAACGGCATCCAGACCTCCATGCAGGATGTAGCCGACATGGAAGATGGTCACACACACCTTACAGAACAGAAAGGAGACAGTGTACTTGCAGCAATCGCAGCAGATGGCATCTCTACTAGAGCCGCCTAAAAACCCTGACGATTATACCCGTTGTCCTCAATGCGAGGGCAGCGGGTTTTGCTATTCAGATGTGGTGCGTGGAACGTGCCTCTCAGACGCAGAACCAGACGTCAAATTCGGACATTGTGACCTGTGTCTAGGATTGGGCGAACTGGAGAAAGAATAGAAAGGATGGTGATCTAAATCTACTGACAGAGTTCGCTCGGTCGGTCAGTCGGCACAAGGGCTTCGCTTCGCTACGCCCTTGCGCCTCCTTCCCTCCCTCGCTCTTAGCGCAAAAGCGCCCCAACAGCAAAGGAAACACATGCAAAACCCATATCCAAAAGATTATGGCATTAAATTAAGTCACGCTGTCTGGACTAAAGAAATTACGTGGCACGACATTAAAATTAAAATTTTGTTCAACGAAAGCGGGTGTGGTTATCCAATTATGGAACACATCGAAATTAGAACTAAAAATAAACAAAAATTACCAATCACAGACACAGGGTGTTTATCTCATTTTGTACCTTGGACAATAATAGAACCTTACGGCGATGCTGTTGGGTTTATTAAAGCATGGCTTGACGATGCTTCAACCAAAAAATCTTGGCAAAAACACGTCAAAAATTCCCGTCAACTCACATTGTTCTAAGAAAGGAACAACATGAACTTTTACATCAATACACCAACCGCTGAACTAACAATAAGATCCGATAAAAATTCACCTGAGAAATTTTCTTTGCATGGTGTTGAAACAGTACATTTTGCTCAAACAAGACGTTTTGGCAAACGTTGCTCTGTAACTGATTTAGTTATTACCGATGAAGACGGTGATAAAATCACAATCACACTTTTTAACAATACAGCAGAAGGTGTGCAGTTTGTTCCAGAAGCAAAAAACATTCTTGCATCAAAAATCAAACTAGAAGGAAATGTTGAATGAAAATCGACACAGACATTAAAGAACCCCGTATTAACAGGGTTCAAAAAGAAATTGCCGACAAATTTATCATTATGATGAAGGAAAACGGCATTAAATGGACAGCACGTTGGGCGCAGCCACGTCCCTGTCAAAACGCCATAACTGGTCATGTTTATACAGGCTCAAACGTTCTTACAACAGCAATTGCTATGATGGAAAACGGCTGGGATGATCCAAGATTTTTAACAATTCCAGCATCCAGAAAGATCGGTGCTGGTAATGTAATAAAGGGCTCAAAATCGACGCCTATTTGTTTCTTTACAGTTGTTGAAGATAAAAACGATCCGACTAAAAAATACCCACGATATAAAGTCTACAACGGCTTTAACGTAGCTCAATTCACTTCAATTGATGAAAGTCAGCTTGTTCCGCTTAACGAGCATCATCCATCAATTCATATTCGCAGTAGAAACATTGACAGCTTTCTAGATCGTGCAGGAGTAAACATTGTTAAATCTCAATCGGCTTTTTACACTCGCGCAACCGATAAAATTGGTATGCCTGACCCCACCACGTTTCTTGATACGGATGACGCAACAGCTTCGGAAAATTATTACTCGACGCTTTTGCATGAAACCATCCACTACACAGGTCCATCAAATCGCATGGATCGCGGATGTTTCAAAGAGTATCACAACTCAAAAGCAGCAAGAGCAGAAGAAGAACTCATCGCAGAAATTGGGTCCGTATTTCTCGGCTCAATATTTGGAATACAACACACCCCTAGAGAGGACAACGTTGCCTACGTCCAAAGCTGGATCAAAAACCTTGAAAATAAACCTTCAACGGTTTTTTCAGCGGCTGCTGAAGCTAACAAAGCTATAGAATGGTTTCAAAACTGTCCACATATGGTGCAAGCCGCTTGATAAGTTATATCACAATTATACTTGACAGGTATAATAGGTAAATGTTCTTTATGTTTTTAATACATAAAAATGTAAACTACCTATGAGGCTGGGGGAAATAATGAGTGAGATCGTTAAGAACACTTATTGACGCATTGTCAGATCATAATTTGACAACGCAAGCAAACATTGTCTTTAGTAAAACTTCAGAAGGTGAAAAAATCACAATAACTTTTGAAAAACGAAATCAACGTGTCAACGATGATGAAGTAGATCAATGGTTTGAGGACAATGGCAAAGATAACAATTAAACATATTCACAAAGTTCGCAAAAAATTAGCGAATGGAAAAACTGCTGAATATCATTATCTTTACAGAGGCGGCACTCGTTTCTGGTCTTCATCTGACAAAGTGCAACTTGGTGGGCCAATTTATTTTGAACTTTATCAAGAAGCTTTACAGAACATTTCCCCAGCTAAAGGCAAATTCAGAGAAATAGTAATTTCATTTCTCAACACACCTGAGTTTAAAAAACTTGCTGAACGTACTCAAAAAGACATTAAAGAATCTGTATTCCATAAAAACGGGATTGATATTAAATTTGGTGACGCTCCTATACAAGCATTTAATGATCCTCGTATACGCAAACAAGTTTATGCGTGGCGTGACAGCATAGCTAAAGCATCTAAAGGTGATGGCTTTGTGCAAGCAGATACTCGTATTGGTCATCTTGCTCAAATTGTCACTTGGGCATTAGATCGCGGTTGGCTTGTTCAACATCATTTGCAAAAAGTTAAAAAATTATATTCGTCTGACAGATCAGAAATTATCTGGACAGAAACAGAAATTAATGAATTTTGCGCGATAGCGCCCCAATGGTTAAAAAGAGTTCTTATTGTAGCAACGGAAACTGGATTGCGCCCAGGCGATTTACACCAGCTTAACCGTAGCCACATAAAAGATACTAGAATTATTCTACGCGCTCAAAAAAATGGGCGAATGGTATCAATTCCAATAACAAATAAATTAAGATTAACATTGGACGAAACTCCGTCCGATCAATTTCAGATTTTAGTTGGTGCTAGAGGCTTGCCATTAAAAAAAGCAAATCAATTTGGTCAAAAACTTGGTGAATGGAAAAAAAACCACACCAATATAAGACCAGAACTGCATTTGTATGACGCAAGAGGCACAGCAGCTACAAAATTGTTTGCTGCTGGCGTGTCATTGTCTGATCTTGCGCTATTTATGGGCTGGTCAGTACAGCACGCAGCTAAAATGGTAGAAATTTATTGTTCACTGCATCCACAAGGCAACGACAATATTTTAATCAAATTACAACAACACCCAAATACATGATTCGACTTCAAGCTGTATAAAGTAGCCGCTACGCTAGACTACTTGACACATCTTTAAGCCTTCATCATTGTAAACTGTAGTGTAAACTACAAAAAAGTTTGATTTCTAAAAGCCTAAAATAGTCAATGAAATCAATGGCTGGGGTGGTAGGATTCGAACCTACGGTACACGCTACCAAAAAGCGTACAAGTTAATTGTTTACAAAGAATAAATTAGTAAACTATACTTGTTTTAAGCCAATATAAATCAATAACCTACATCACCAATGTAAACTGTGGACAAGACAAATGCCTTTAGTTGAACGTTATAATTTTGATCCAAGAATAAGTTATTTAGATCGCTCAACTAAAGCTAAAGTTGCGTGTGCAGTTAAACCATCGAAAGGAAAAATCACCCTTCCAGATACAGATTTTATGGAAGTTCCAACTTATGAACTTTTAGAAAAGAAAAACAAAAAAATAACAGATTTGCAATTTCGCATTGCGACTTTGGAATCTGAAAAAATTAAAGCAATGGACAAACTGGCTGATCAAGCCAACGAATTGTTTTACTTAAAATGTGGACATAAATAATGTCTCCTACTCAGCGATCATTAAAGTACCTTCGGGCGCTTGGATACCATTGCGCGATTGTCGAGCGATGGAACCATCACACAAAAATAAGACAAGATTTGTTTGGATTTGCTGATTTGCTTTGCATCAAAGAGGGTTTCTCCCCTCTCCTAGTGCAAGTCACCAGCAGCGGGTGGTCTTCTCGCATTCGTAAAATACAAGCAGAGCCATTGTCTAAACTTGCGCTGGCTAGTGGCTTTGAGATTGAAGTTCACGGCTGGCGCAAACTTAAAACCAACAAAAATAAAATGACAATAAAGATCATTCCAATAACGAAAGACGTTCTTAATGAGTTTCAAAACATTCAAAGCAATAGCGGAGCAAACAACTTTGATGCCGTTTCAAAAGCTAGTTTTGTTCCAGCTATGTAGTTTTAAAAATACTAATACAAGTCAATGCAACCCTAGCCCCGAAAGGATAGCTTACTACACTCAATTATCTGCCCACCAAGTTCGAAAAATCCTAAAAGATTTACTAGAACAAAACGTGATCAGTCGCGCAGCAATTGGTTATGAAATTAACATTGATACATCTCATTCTGGACTAAACATCGTCCCTAATAATTGGTGGCCTGAGAATGAAAGTGTCGATGCTCTTTTAGAATCTTACCCGCACCACGACTTTGATATGGAGGAAGCCGTTAGTGACTTTATCTCATTCTGCCATGAACAATCAATCGGACTTGCGCCCGAACGAATTGATAGCGCATTCGTCAAAAACATCAGTCAAATCCTCGACCATCGAAAAGAGGGCCGAGTTCAAATTAAACCTCCGAGCAAAAAATCAGAAAGTGATTTCATCAATTCTTTCCTCTCTTGAGGCTGTAAAAACTGATGTATTTTCTTACGCTGAAACGTTAGACATTCAGCACAAAACAAACACCTGGCATTTAGGTAAATTTGGCAATGTAAATTGGCATATTCCTAAACGTCTTGATCCAGTAAGACTACAATCTGCAATCGACGCTGTTACGCCCATTTACACCGATAACATGGGTGTGAGGCAGTCTCTTATAGAGTTGTGGCTTGTTACAGGCCATGAGCGTCTAAGCGACAGTGAGCGTGAAAAAATGCTCAATCTGTATAACCAAAAATTATCTGAATACGAACCAGCAGCCGTGCGTGTTGTGCTTTCAGAAATGTCTGAGACAAAAACGTGGTGGCCTAGCTGGGCTGAAATACAAGCTGCTCTTGGCCCGTATTCAAACGACACTCTCCGACTTCATCACTCTCTTAAACACGTACAACGAAAGGAATTAAAACTTGGATAAGCTTGATAGAAAATCATACATCGGATCATCTGATGCTATTGATATAAAAAATGGCAATTGGCTTAAAGTCTGGTCTGAAAAAACGGGCCGAACAACGCGCGAAGATTTGTCTGATAATTTTAAAGTTCAGTTAGGCATTTTTACTGAAAACTTTCACTTAGACTGGACTTTTAACCGTCTGCAAATTGAAGCTGGCGGCATTTATACAATGTCTAAAGATTACAAAGGCAAGCAACACTGGGCCACGTATGACATGTGTGGAAGCCACCCTGACGCTATCCTTGAGGAAGGGGCAGGGGATACAACCCCATTGGAAGTAAAACACTCTGGCGGCTTTCGTTTCCGCGATGCTACCGAGGCCGCACGTTTTTATATGCCACAACTTCAGCATCATATGATGTGCTTTGGCTCAGATAATATTCTGTTTTCAGTCATTCGTGGCAATGACGAACCAGAGCGTATCTGGATCGGGCGCAGCCAACCTTACATCGATGACTATTATGCTAAATGTCAACAATTTTGGGAGCATATGGAAAGCGATATTGCACCAGCACCGTTTATTCCACAGGAGGAAACACCAGCAGAAACAAAAATATCAGATCAAATACCGTTTAACGGAAAAACGCGCAGATCAATTCAAACAGACAACCATGCCACTGTTTTGATTGGTCAGTACATTGAAACTAAAACCGCTGTTGTTGTTCACGACAACGCAAAACGGCAACTCAAAGCTATGATGGCTGCCGAAGAAACCGAACTTTATTGCGATGCACTGCAAATGAAACGCAATAAAGCGGGTTCCATCCTCTTCAAAATCACCAAAAAGGAAGTACGTCCTAATGTCTAAATCAAATTCAAAAATTGTCTATACTGTTGTTGTAGACAGTGGCATTGATTTGCCACCTAAACCAAAACCAACTGGTCGCAAAAACGGCAGTAAGTATTCATTTCTTTACAATTTGCAGCCAAAACAAAGTTTTTTAGTACCTGACAAACGTTCTATGTACGCAACTGTTGCTGCTGCTCGTAAATTAGGCGTTAAACTTGCTGTTCGTAATTGGAAAACAGACGAACATCCAACTCAATACCGCATTTGGTTTATTGGTCATAAGGTTGCTGCCTAATGACTGATAAAAAAACTGAAAAGCCTCGCGTCATTGACCGCGAAATGGCTTTGTACGATCTAATCTCAGCGCAAGCTGCGTGTGATCCCGTCATAAAAAATGCAATCAATCCGCATTTCAAAAATCGTTATGCTGATTTAGGCGCGTGTATCGACGCATGTAAAAAAGCACTGCACAATTATCATTTTGCTGTGCTGCAAACAAACGGTCACGACCAGTTCGGGCAATATGTAATGACTTCCCTAATCCATGTATCGGGGGAAAAGTTTCAATCTGTTGTTTATCTGGTTTTAGATCGTCAAAATATGCAGGGTTTAGGCTCTGCAATTACTTATGCAAGACGATATGGCTTGCTAGGTTTAGTTGGCCTTGCGCCAGAAGATGATGACGGAAATGAGGCATCAAAGCCTAATATTTCTATGTCATTAAAAAAACCCACTAAAACAGCAACACTTCAAAATGCTAATGGAGACTTTTAATGTCTGATTACGACAACACAAACTCTGGCGTTATGTTTACGCCACACGCTGACCAGCGCATGATTGGTCAAGGCAAGCTTAACGTTGAAGGCACAGAAGACAGAGTAATCTTTGTTAAAGAAAAGCTTACCCGCGACGGTGAGCCTACTATCGTTATGTATAAACGTGCTGGCGTTTTGTTTAACAACAACAAAAACGGCAATGACGGTGCGCCTGATTATTCTGGCCCAATTGATGCCCATCCCAATCACCGTATTGCTGCGTGGAAAGGGGAAAAAGAAGGTCGTTCGTATTTGTCCTTAAGAGTATCTGAAAAGCAAAATCAAAACGTCGAAACTTCAGCTTCTCAATCACAAGCCCCTGCACCTGCTGTACAAGATTTAGATGAAGTTCCTTTCTAAGCTTTGTCAGTCTTGTGACAGTCCAAAACGCTGTAGTTTTAACCAAAGTTGTCGTCGCGCATTACGTGCGGCGGCAATACCCAAACCCTCAAACATTGTAAAGTTTCCACGGAGCAAACATGAGACA